CCCTTTTCGGTGCGCTAAGTACCCCCACCCCCCTTCACATTCAAAATGTTGCATAGGAGTCCCAGATTGATATATGCGAAAAATTTTTTATAATGAAACAAACAAGGTGGGTTATAATGGCAATACATATAGAGCCGGAGAAGGGGGTCAAAATGCGCCCCGCTCCAAAGATCAAAGACCTCGCAGTAAAGGCAAGTGCCGCTGCGGAGACCGCAAAACTGTTGCACGAGAAGGGGTTAGAGATAGAACCTAACGCAGAAGACAAGGATATTGCAGCTACTCTCGCTGTATCTTATGCAGAAGACCCTGAGAAAACATCTAAAGCAGCCACGCCGAAACGGGTGGCGAACTTGACTCCTGCGACTCTGCTGATGACGGACAGGATACTCAAGGACTTTGGACATTCCGTGGTCAAGTCAGCGACTCAGGTCAGACATCTTGTGACAAACAAGCTGATCGAAGAGACCGAGAACCCTGATCCGCGCATACGGATACGTGCGTTAGAGCTGTTGGGTAAGATCAGTGACGTGGGTCTGTTCGCAGAGAAGTCAGAGGTGACAATCACGCACCAGACGACGGACGACCTGAAGGAGAGGTTACGTGAGAAGCTGACGCGGCTGGTCAACCCAGAGCCTGAGATTGAAGATGCCATCGTGGTTGAGGGTGTGACTATCGACGTGGACAAAGAACTAGGGTTGGATGATGACTGACTTAGCTGTCATAGCTAAAGATATGGACTTCTCGGAGGCTGACATCCAGCATATGCTGGAGAACTTGGACTCATTCAGCCCTGAAGAGCTGGACGAGATAGACAAGATAGTCGGAGAACTCTCCACGAGACAGGGTAATCAGGCGGCGTATGACGACCTGATAGAGTTCTGTAAGAGGATGCAGGCTGACTATAAAGTGGGCCGACACCACCGCATACTGGCGGATCAGCTCATGGCACTGGAGGACGGGAGTAAAGACAGGGTCTGTGTGAACATCCCACCCCGTCACGGTAAGTCACAGCTTGTGAGTATATTTTATCCTGCTTGGTTCCTTGGGCGTAACCCCGGTAAAAAGGTGATGATGGTGTCACACACTACCGATTTGGCTGTGGATTTTGGGCGGAAGGTGAGAAACCTGATCGCTACGGAAGAGTATAAGGAGATATTTCCAGAAGTTAGCCTAGCTGTGGACAGTAAGTCGGCTGGTAGATGGAACACAAACTTTGGAGGTGAGTATTTTGCGTGTGGTATTGGTTCTGCTCTTGCTGGGCGGGGTGCTGACCTCTTGCTCGTCGATGACCCCCACTCTGAGCAAGATGTCATTAACGGAAACTTTTCAGTGTTCGAGAAAGCATACGAGTGGTTCACCTTTGGTGCACGTACCCGTCTTATGCCGGGTGGTCGAGTTGCGATAGTACAGACACGTTGGCACATGGACGACCTTACAGGGCGTGTGACTAACGATATGGTGAAGAATGAACTGGCGGATCAGTACGAGATTGTAGAGTTTCCCGCGATTCTGGACACAGATGACAAGGATGGGAAGCCAATAAAGAAGCCATTGTGGCCTGAGTTCTTCGATTTGGGCGCGTTAGAGCGTACAAAAGCGTCTATGCCTGCGTTTCAGTGGAACGCACAGTATCAGCAGAAGCCTACAGCCGAGGAAGCGTCTATAATTAAGCGTGAATGGTGGGGGAGATGGCCTAAAGACCAGCCTCCGCACGTAGAATACGTGATTATGTCGCTCGACGCAGCCGCAGAGAAGCATAATCGTGCCGATTTTACTGCATTGACCACGTGGGGCGTGTTTTTTAACGAAGATGAGAACTCTCACCACCTAATTTTGCTGGATTCTATCAAAGAACGCCTAGAATTTCCTGAATTAAAGCAAATGTGTATGAAACAATACACAGAATGGGAGCCAGATGCGTTCATTGTGGAAAAAAAGTCCGCCGGAACGGCTATTTATCAAGAAATGAGGCGTATGGGGCTACCTGTACAGGAGTATACACCCCACCGTGGGACAGGTGACAAGCTTGCAAGGCTTAATTCTGTGGCAGATATCATCGCATCGGGCATGGCATGGGTGCCAGCCACTCGTTGGGCGGATGAGTTGGTCGAGGAGATAGCGGGGTTTCCGTTTATGTCTAACGATGACTTGGTTGATAGCACCGTAATGGCGCTGTTACGCTTCCGTCAGGGTGGGTTTATTCGTCTTCCGACTGACGAGTGGGAGGACGAGGCTCCTTACTACCATAAGAGAGAATACTACTAGCGTAGCGTTCTGCTATACGTCTATCCCTACATAGAATAAGAAGTTGTCCTGTGTCACTGTATGCAGCCCACTTATCGTGGCTAACTTCTACTAATCTCAAAGCAATGGACTGCTTGTCCGTCATTTTTTAGCATGACCTCTGCCTTGGCTTTTTCTTTGTTGCAGTGCGCTTGTGTACCAAACACACCAAGTTGATAGTATTCAAAGTTTCCATCTATAAAACTAAGCCATACCAGTATCCACATCACCAACGTCCCTGCCATTTACCCAACAGATAAAATATAACAAACAGTATCCCGCCGCTAATGCAGAATATTACTGCACCAATAGCAAAGTTAATCGCTGCATCTATGCGTTCTTGCTTTTTGTATAACTCATCTTTCCTCTGCTTACGCATTCTTGCCTCAATTGCTAGGACTTCTTTCCAAGCACTCGGCCCATAATTCCAAGAGATATGATCTTTAATCTCCTCTCTCATTTGTTCCATTTTCTTTTTGTTAGCAAAGATTTCTAAAGCCGTTTCTTCATCCGATCCTTTGAATGTTTTCTTCCAGAACGGTGGGTTCTTTTCTCGTTCTTCAAGATTAGTAAAATCCGAGAAAGCCTTGCCCCATTGGGACAAAGTTCCTGTCATATCTTGTAAATCTTTGCCCGTGCTTATTGCAGCTTTCAGCGTTTTATACGCACCTGTGGCTAAAGCAACGCAACTTACTGGATCGATACTTACACCCTAACCGAATATCTCCCGTCTTCAGACCTTCTCTGCTAGTTTGTCTATTTTCCCTTCCAATCTTACGAGATGATCTACCACCCTATTCATCTCAGATTGATGCTCTTCACGTTTTATATAAGTCTCGCGGGTCATGTTTAATAAAATATTTAAACGCTTTACTTCACTATTCATTTGATTAACCCACCACGCCATAGGAAGCACTACTAGGGTCACTACAACGTCCCATACCATTTGCATAGATATTTCCATAGTGTTTCCTTTCGTAAATAAGTCTACACAAAATAATGTTTTGATTCAACACACCTTTGTGGTACGATTAAAACACAAAGATGGTTTTTTCATTTTTTTGCTCCTAGTTAAACTAAGAGGTCTTTATGGCCTCTTTTTTTCTGATTATACTGTGGTTGAGGTGTAGTTCTCCCATTATGCCTCACGGCGAGACAGTTTCCTCCCCACCCTATGGACTGTCTCGCCACTAGACGCGGGGTAGTGTTTTCTGTTACTATCATTTTGTGTACACATTTAGGAGGCTGTAATGGCTATTGAAAAACCAATGGAGCCATCAGACTTAGACATTGAAGGAACAGACGCAGAAGAGGTCGAAGTACAGATCGTAAACCCTGACGCGGTGTCTATTGGTACTGATGACGGCGGAATGATTATTGATTTTGAAGGGAGTCTGACAGAAGAACTTGTCGGCCCCGAACATGATGCTAATCTTGCCGAGTTCATTGATGAAGCTATTTTGCAGTCTATGGCGTCAGAACTTGTTGGAGACTTTGAGTCTGACCGCGAATCACGTCGTGATTGGGCAAGAGCCTATGTTAAAGGGCTAGACCTTCTGGGTATGAAGATTGAAGAACGTAGCCAACCTTGGCAGGGGGCATCGGGTGTGTTCCATCCAGTTCTTACAGAAGCGGTTGTTCGCTTTCAGGCACAGGCTATGGGAGAGTTATTCCCTGCGTCTGGCCCTGTAAGAACCAAGATCATGGGCAAACTAACACCAGAAAAGACAGATCAAGCAGACAGAATCCAGACAGAGATGAACTATCTTCTGACTGAAGAAATGACAGAATACCGCGATGAGACTGAGCAGATGCTGTTCAAGCTACCTCTTGCGGGTTCAGCCTTTAAGAAAGTTTACTATGATCCGCTAGAGGATCGCCCTGTGGCTATGTTTGTCCCAGCGGAAGACTTTGTTGCGTCCTACGGTGCGTCAGACCTCGCGTCCTGCCCACGGTACACGCACATAATGAAGAAGACTTCTAACGAGATACTAGAGTTACAGGTTGCAGGTTTTTACCGTGACGTAGACCTGCCTGACCCAGAACCAGATTTCTCAGATATTCAGGAGAAGTATGATGAGCTTGATGGAGAGCATGCAGTCATAGAAGATGATGATCGTCACACAATCCTTGAGATACATGTGGTTATGAACATGCCAGAGGAGTTTGATGATCCAGACGGTATCGCACGTCCTTATGTCATCACTATCGACAAGACTTCTCGTGAAATTCTATCGATTAGGAGAAATTGGTACGAAGATGATGCAAAGAAAAAGAAACGATTACATTTCGTACATTACAAATATTTACCGGGTCTTGGCTTCTACGGTACAGGACTTATACATCTCATTGGTGGTCTGGCTAAATCCGCTACGTCAATACTGCGTCAGCTCATTGATGCTGGTACATTATCTAATTTGCCAGCGGGTCTTAAAGCTCGTGGTCTCCGTATCAAGGGTGATGACACGCCTCTTATGCCGGGCGAGTTCAGGGATGTGGATGTTCCGGGTGGGGCTATCCGTGATTCGATTACGTTCATCCCTTATAAAGAGCCGTCAGGCGTACTCTACTCTCTACTCGGAAACATTGTCGAAGAGGGCAGACGCATTGGCTCAGTTGCGGATATCCAAGTAGGTGACATGAACTCACAGGCACCTGTGGGTACAACACTTGCCCTGATGGAACGCAGTATGAAGGTGATGTCTGGTGTGCAGTCTCGTCTACATGCAGCCATGAAGAACGAGCTTAGACTATTAGCACGTATCATACGTGACTACATGCCAGCAGAATACGCTTACGAGATGGATGGAGACTTTAATAGGCAACAAGACTTTGATGCGCGAGTCGATGTTATACCTGTCTCCGATCCTAATGCTGCGACTATGTCCCAACGTATTATGCAGTATCAGGCGGCTTTGCAGCTTTCTCAACAAGCCCCCCAGTTGTATGATATGGGGAAGCTGCATCGCCAAATGCTAGAAGTTCTTGGTATTCAGGATGCAAACGATATTATCAAATTACCTGATGACATCAAACCTGCCGATCCTGTAACCGAAAACATGATGCTCTTAAAGCAAGAACCAGTCAAAGCGTTTAAGTATCAAGACCATGAAGCGCATATCGCTGTGCATATGGCAGCAATGCAAGACCCCAAGATGCGTGAGATGGTGGGTCAATCACCGTTTGCTCAAGCAATTGGTCAGGCTATGGCTGCTCATGTTACTGAACATGTTGCCTTCCAGTACCGCCGTGAGATTGAGAAGATGCTTGGTGTCGAGATGCCAAATGAAGATCAGCCACTGCCAGAAGACGTAGAAGTTGAAATTTCAAGATTGGCAAAAGACGCAGCAGAAAAGCTTCTACAGAAAGATCAGGCAGAAGCACAACAGCAGCAGATACAGCAACAACAGCAAGACCCTGTTGTGCAGATGCAGCAAATGGAACTACAAATGAAACAGCAAGAGCTACAGCATAAAATTCAGATGGATACAGCTAAACTACAGCTCGACGCAGAACGAATTTCCGCTGAGAATCAACGCGAAGGGGCGCGACTTGGTGTGAAACTTGCCACTGATCTGGATAAATCACAACGTGAAGACCAGAAAGAGGGCGCAAAATTGGGGATAGAAATAGCGAAGGAGTTATCGAAGGGAGATGGATGATATTTTCACGCTGCTAAAGCGTAAGATTGATGAATACGAGGAAGATATAAAGAACTTTCTCGCGTCAGGACAAGCTGAAGACATGGCGATGTACAATCGTATCGTAGGAAGGAACGAGTCACTTCAGTTTATTAAACAAGATTTAGCTGATCTTGAGAAGAGATATATTGAACAATAAGATGTTTTCATGTAATCTCTAACTTGGGAGAACTTCGTGGGTAGTCCACGCAAGGTATCTGTGAACCTTTAAATCACTGCAAGGTAAAAAATGTATACAGGAAATAAAACAACAGAGGAAAAAGTAGCCTCTAAATTGCCAAAACCACAAGGATACAAAATCCTTATTGGCGTACCCGAAGTCAGCGATAAAACCGAAGGTGGGGTTTTTATGCCAGACGGCCTCAAGGCCGCAGAAGAAACGGCATCGATTATAGGTTTTGTCATGAAGCTAGGCCCAGATGCCTACGCAGATAAAGATAAATTTCCAAATGGGCCGTACTGCCAAGAGGGAGACTTCGTTGTCTTTCGCTCTTACTCAGGCACTCGATTCAAGATTCATGGAAAAGAATTTAGACTTATCAACGATGACACTGTGGAGGCAGTTGTCGATGATCCAAGGGGGTACACAAGAGTATGAACAATCTAGCAGAAGAACAAGAGTTCAAAGAAGAAACAGTGGCTGAAGCCATTGAGTCTGCAAAACAAACAACAGATCAAGATGACGGGGATGACGGCTTTGAGATTGAAGTTGTAGACGACACTCCTGAAGAAGATCAGGGTAAACCACGTCGTGCCGAAAACGCTGAACCACAAGTCCCTAGTGATGATGAGGTTGAAAAGTATAGCGAAGGCGTACAAAAACGCATCAAGCAACTTAAATTTGAGTATCACGAAGAACGTCGTGCAAAAGAAGAAGCGGCGCGTCTTCAGGAAGAAGCTCTCAAATATGCTGAACAGATTAAACAAGAAAACGAAAAGTTACGTAAAACTCTGGATGAAGGAGAAGGCGTTCTTGTAAATCAAGCAAAAGGTCGAGTTGCAGCAGAGATTGATAAAGCTAAGATAGCTTATAAAGCTGCTTATGAGTCTGGTGATCCAGATGCTTTAGTTGATGCTCAAGAAAAATTATCTGCGTTACAGGCAGAAAAATTAAAATATGAGTCTTTTAAGCCACAGCCTCGGCAACAACAAACGCCGCAGCCACAACCTCAGTACCAACAGCCAACTCCACAACCACCACGTCCTGATCAACGTGCGTTGGATTGGGCGGCAAAAAATGATTGGTTTGAAAAAGACCCTGAGATGACAGGGTATGCTTACGGACTACATGAGAAACTTGTAAAAAGCGGTATTGATCCAAGAAGCGATCAGTACTACAATGAGATAGACAATGCGGTTCGCCGCGTGTTCCCAGATAAGTTTGATGATGGGCCTATTATTGAGGAATCAGCACCCCAACGTCAGACTGGCAACGTGGTTGCCCCCGCCGCTCGTAGCGGTAAAAAACCACGCAAAGTGCAACTGACCTCAACGCAGGTCGCTCTCGCCAAGCGGCTTGGTCTGTCAAATGAACAATATGCGGCGCAATTAATGAAGGAAATGAAATAATGTCGAACCGAAACTCACGCACTACAGAGACTCGTGAAGAGTCAAAACGCAAGGTGTCATGGCAGAGACCGTCGATGTTACCTGTCCCCGAACCCAAAGAAGGTATTGAATACCGTTGGATTCGCACATCAACTCTTGGACAGACTGACAATACGAATGTTTCTTCCAAATTTCGTGAGGGCTGGACACCTGTTCGTGCAGAAGATCATCCAAACCTTCAAGTTGTGTCTGATATCGATTCTCGATTTACAGACAATATTGAGGTCGGTGGGTTATTGCTATGTCAGAACTCAACCGAAAATATGCAAGCGAGACGCGATGCACAGAATGCTCAGGCTCAAAGTCAGATGCAAGCTGTGGACAACTCTTACTTGCGTAACTCAGACCCTCGTATGCCCGTTCTAAATCCAGAGCGGTCTACGCGATCTTCGTTTGGCAAGTAACCTTTTGGGGAGCTTGCTTGGTTGAAACTCAAATTGTGAGGAAATAGAGCTATGGCTACTACAGCAGCTCCTTATGGCTTAAGACCCGTCCGCCGTGCGGATGGTATGCCATATGCTGGGGCAACAACCCAGTATCTCATCGATCCCGCTGGTGAAGCAACAAACCTATTTTATGGGCAAGCTGTTATCATTGGGGCAGATGGGTATATCGCGCTGGCTACAGGTACAGGTGCAGACCTTACCTCTAACAGCATTTCAGGCACTTCAGGCGTAGGCGCAATTGGCGTTTTCGT